TCAGCTTAGGCTCGAATAGACGCCTGTGTCAGGCGTCGCGTTGGGATTGTAGAGGCGAACCTGGGCATTGGCGCCGAAGCGGATTTCGCCTGCGAAGGTGCCGGAAGCCGAAAGCGTAGCTACATCACGCCATGTAACGCCATCAGCGCCAAGGGATTGGAGCTTGATTGATGTGCCGGTGAACTGCGCGTCCCAGACGTAATTGCCGCGCAGGACATTCAGGACGGGCGTGGTCCCGGACGTAGCGGCTACGGTCTGGTTTGATGCCAGAGTGTAAGAGGTTTGGGCCGATTGGGTGACAGTCGGGCTTGCTGAAGTGCCAATGACATTGCCCTGCTTATCGACCGGAGTTACGGGTGATCCACCAACAGGCATTGCCTATTCCTTTCCTGCTTCGCGTTCGGCCAACGTCATCTGCCGATCGCCCGATTGTTCACTGAAATCTTGCTGACGGTCGGCGCGGTCCTCTCCACGATCCGCCCGCGCCATGTCGCGCTCGCGGAACTGTGCGTCCTGCTGCTGGCCTTGCGCCGCCATCGCCTGATCGGTGCGGCGGCCCTGCTCATTGCTTGCGGCGGTGTATTCAGACAATTCCTGCTTGCGCTCGTCCAAGCCGATAGAGTGCAGTATCTTGGCCGTCTGCGCGGTCAGGTTATCGATCTTCGCCTGCGTCTCCGCATCTTTAGCAGCGCCTTCCTGCACCTGCTTCTCAAGCTGAAGGCGGAGCTTGTCATTCTCCTGCTGGGCCTTGGTCGCGTTGTCCTGGGCCTTCTGCTGAAGCTCCATGATCTTCCGCGCATTGTCGGCTTCAGCCTGCGCGGCCTTCGCTTTGACAGCCTCCATCGCGGCCTGGGCCTTGACGCCTTCCGCCTTGGCAAGCTCCATGTTCGCCTGCGCCAGTTCTTCGCCGTCGCCGCCCTGCGCCTGTGCCGCATATTGCGGCGCTGCCTTGGTCCAGCGCTCGATAACGCCCTCAAGCTGGCGGCCGACGCGATAGGGAGCGAGCGAGAACTTCATGAACTCGCCGGCCAGTTCCGCGCCTTCCTCGCCCATGGCGGCGATCTGCATCAGCGATGTACTGGTGGTGGCGAACTGCTGCATGAACTCGTTGCGGCTCGCCTTCTCCTGCATTTCGTCGGTCAGGATTGTGCTGTCGGACTCAACCTCGAACGTGAAGGACCGCGCCTTGTCGTCGCGCAGCAGCTTCATCACGTCCTCAATCGGAACCTGCTGCTCTGCCTCTGCAAGCATGCCCGCATATTTCTGGATGATCTGCTGCTGTGCCTGCTCGAAAGCCTGCTGAGCCTGTGCTGGGTCGATCTGTTGTCCCTGTTGTTGAGCCGCCGCCTCCTGCGCCTTTTGGGTCAGCGCCCTCAGTTCATTCTCAGCGGACTTCTCAATTTCCTTGATGCGCTTTTCGATGTCCGACTTTGCCGGAATTTCCATCTGCGCGAGTTCAAGGATGCGCTCTTTCGTGAAGTTCTCCGCGATGATCTCGGCAACAATGCGTACGACATCAGCCGCGATGCGCTGTAGCTCATCGATCTTGCAGCGGACTCGAACCGAGCCGTACTGGCTCTTGAGTTGCTGCGCACCCAGCGTTTCCTCCGCCTCCGTGGCCCCGCGCATGATGTCGGAAATGCCGGATAGCTGGTAAAAATCCTCGATAAGCTGCTGTCGAGCGGCAATAAGCCCCTGGATCGCCTGAGCGACCTCGTTGAGCGGCATCCATGCAACGATCGAATTGATGTCCGTCGAGACGGTATTGACGCGGACAACGACCTGATCGTCATTGCCGCGCATCATATCCTCGACGGCATCGGCAATATCACCACCTCCACCGACGATGCCCATCATGCGCACCTGGTCGAGCAACAGGTAAATCCGCCCGGTCAGATCGCTGATCTTGCGGAAGTGGATGGCATAACGCTCCCAATCGGGAACAGGGATTAGGCTGCGGCGGCGCAGAGTACCGAAGGCTGGGCGGGGGCAGGGGAAGAAGCCTGACAGCTTCAGGTGCGGTTCTCCACTGTCCAGCAGAACGTCAACGCCCTCGCTGACCCAATAAACCTTGTTGTCGGCCTTGTGCCAGACTTCCCAGACGCCTGCCTTCTTGGTCTGGCTCTGCTGGTCCTCGCCATATTCGTCATCGCGCTTCGTGGTGAATTTGGCATTCTGATAGGCATCGCCGCTATGCTTGCGGAACCGCTTGCGCATGTCGCCGCGTGTCATCCACGCCCGGCGCGCTACCCAACCGACCTCAGGCCAGGTGCGGGCAGGTTCATGCAGGAAATCCATGCGGTCCAGATGCTCGACGCACGCCTTCTGGTCGCCGCCCTTGCCGTCGCTTTCATAGGAACACCAAGGCACGCCACGACCGGCAAAGATCAGATCATCGCGGATCTCGCGCATCACATCATCAATGCGGATCATCGCGAAGGTCGAGACTGCCGATCGCTCCAGCACATCGGCAGTTACATTGTTGACCTGTTTGTTGTCCTTGAACAATGGGGCTACGGCAGGGACGGGTGGCCGCGCATAAACTGCCGGCTTCATGATCTCCATCGACGCCCAGAACAGGTCCAGCTTGCTGTCCTGCCATCCTGTGCGCTCCAGGATGTGGTTCAGCCCCCCCGTATTGCCGCCGCGATTGTATATATCGTCTATCGTTGAGCAGGTGGCCTGCCAGTCGTTAAACTCGCGCTCAGCCTTCTTCAGCGCCGATAGCACGCCAGCAGAGGATTTAGGCTCATCGCCCACGAACTTTTCGTCCTGCTCGTTGCCGGTCATGCGCGCCTCTTCATCTGGAGAGGCGGCGCGATGTAGGTTCCGGCCTCGACTACGGGCCTTGCTTTAGGAGTGCGATCGATCTTGGCGTTGATGCGGTCCATGAGCTGGCCGGCGAGCCCCATCGCGTCCACCTGGTCATCGTGGACGCCGACAGGAAAACTCATCATTTCGCTCACCAGATCAGCCAGCCACGGCGCATTCCGATGAACATGAAGGCCCTGCAACGCCATGCGAGCGCGGATGGACTGCGCGCGCACCGCCTTGTCTCCGCGCGTCGGGAATTGCTCGCGGGCGACATAGCTTTCGGTTTCCAGCATGCGCTTGACGAGGAACGGGCCAACGCCGGATTTGATCTGGCCAGTTTCCTCGGCCCATCCGATCGGCTTCCATTTGCGGACGAGTTGGCAGAAGGCGTCCACCCATACATCGGAGGCGGACTGCGCGCGCCACAGGTCGAGCAGGTAGAGGCGTCCATCCTGTCCCACTCCCATGACGGCATGCACGGTATAGTCGCCACCATTCGCCGTTACCGCGTAGTCAGAGCCGCCATAGACGGCGAGCGCTTCCTTGGGCGGGATCACATCGACTGGGACGATCCATTCGCGCTTGAAATAGTCGCCGCTGTCGGGGGCGGGGCGCTGCTGATAGAGGGCTGACCAGTCACGTGGGCCAACCGCCAGCTTGATCTTGTTCAGCGCCTCTTCGTCATACTGCTCAGGCCACAACGCAGCACCAGCTTCACGGCCAAGATCGTCATTGCCCTCAGCAATCGCGGGCAGGTTGATGATGTCCCAACCTTCGTGCTGATGCTCTGCAAGGAGCCAGCCAGACAGGTCGTCTTCGTGCCAGCGCGTCTGAATGACCACGACAGCGCCACCGGGCATCAGGCGGGTGTAGGCGGTCGAGGTGTACCAGGATTTGATGTTGGCCCTGACCGTCTCCGAATCCGCGTCCTGCCGGTTCCGAACCGGGTCATCGATGATCAGCAGATGCGCGCCGCGTCCGGTCAGAGGGCCGCCAACGCCAACCGCGTAATAGGCGCCCTGCCGGTTGGTGGACTGCTCTATGCCGCCTGCGGACCCATCCACAGAAAAGCGGCGAGAGGCACGGCTATCATCAGCCAAGCCGACGCCGGGGAATATCTCCTGAAAGCATGGGTCGGCTATCTGGTTCTTGACCTGCCGTCCAAAATCATCCGCCAGATCCTGCCCGTATGTCGCGGTGATGACGTACTTGTCCGGATTTCGGCCCAGGAACCACGCGGGGAAATAGGTGGACGCCAGCAGGCTCTTGCCGTGACGCGGCGGCACGAAGATCATCAGCCGCTTGATCTCGCCACGCTCTACCGCCTCTAACTTGCGGCAGATCAGGCGATGATGCGGCGCGTCCTGATAGTGCGGCCACTGATAGGCCACGTAGGACAGTAGGCGGCTGTAGGCGAAGTCCTCGGCGGTGAGAGCCTTACTTGCCATCCGCACGCAGCGCGGCAGCTACGGCGGCGTCCCTCTGTTCCTTGGATGAGGTGTCGATGCCACCGCTGTGTTCGACTTCGCGCTTGTCCTTCCACTCATCAGGAGCAGCGTTCTTGAGCGCGAATATGCGGGCGGTGATGCGGGGGCCAACCTCTTCGGAAAGCAGCCCACGCTCAAGGTAGGCAGTGCGCTTTCCCTGTCCGATCTTTACCGCTTCCGAAAATTCGGGATATTCCGACATCCATTCGTTGATGGTCGAGCGCGCAACGCCAATTTCCCCGGCGAACGCAGTCAAAGAAAGCCCCTCGCCCATAACGGCGATGACTTCCTGGCAGTATGCAGGATTGAACTTGGTCGGACGCCCTGCGCTCATAGGGCAATCCATCTACACCATCAGGAATCGCGATGGACCAATGCATTAAATCAGCAAGCTCCCATTTTTTTCAGGTCGCTGATAATCCGGCGAGCATCATTGTAACTGTGCAGGCCACAGCGCCGTGCAATCTCTGCCCATGACACGCGATCACCGTTGGCGATGGCATCTGCATACTCCGCCAAGACCTGTTGCCGACGATGCGTCATCTGAAATGCTGGCCTACCCCTCATATCACCGCTCCCTCATGCTCATGGTGTTCATTGGTGGGTGACCGATCACGACGGGAAAACCACCTCGTAATCCTTGCCCTTCGCAAGCTGCCAACTGACGATATCGAAGGCGTGTGGACCATCCGGCCATTGCTTCCAGCGATACTTGCCGGGGTCGATGCAGCGGACGACAATCCCATTGCGGTACCGGATATCGATGAGAGGCGGGCTGTCGTTGCCTGCGAACGGATTGCGGCCGGGATTGCGTTGAGCGCCCTCGTTGGGCTTTCTGTCGAAGAGGGGGAGCATTTCATTGGCCGGTCCACAGCAGTGCGTCCGCCTTGCCTGTGAAAACTAGCCAAGTTGCGCGGAGCCTGAAGCCGATCGAATGGAAGCCGTGGGCGCGTGCTGCGACCCATCTCCCATCAGGCAAGCCCGCTTGCACCTGATTACCTGTTGCGATCAGTGCATCAGCGTTGACGATGTTTGGGCTTTTCATGTCTTCGCCTTTCCGATGGTAACGGGGGTGGTCACAGGCTGGCCTTCGCGATGATCTTGCGGCGGATCACATAGCGGCGCTCTTCCTCAATCCAGCGGAGGAAGCCGCGCTCCATAGCGATCTTGCGCCATTGCAGCGGCACGGCGTCCACCGTCTCCTGCTCGGCAATCCCGCGCTCCAAGTCGAAGATGAAATCCTCGAATTTACCCTGATAGAAGCGATGGCACAGGGCCAGCGCCTGCTCCTTCTCGCTTACCGGTGGACGGTACTGGTCAGCTAGCTCCATGCATTGGTGTGGAGAGGGGAACCAATCCAGTTCGGCACATGCCCGGCGCGCCATGTAGGCGAGAGATTCGTTGCTATACTCGGCAAGGATGCTCGAATAGACCGCGAACCGCATCTTGCCGCTATCATCGTCCTGCGCCTTGCTCGGCAGGGTGGCACCAAGGAACGTTAGATGTTTCGTGATTTGGAGCGGCGAAGCGGGTTTCTGTCTGTCGTCCTGAGCGTCAGCCCAAGCCCGCAGGGCCTTCGCTTCCTCAGCCGTTTCCGGCAAACGGATGGGCGGTTTGGCCAGCTGCTGCTTCGAAGCATGCGTTGAGGAATCCATCCCGCCCTGGATGATGGTTAGCGCTGCCTTGCCGATTGGAATTTCCTGATCCATTTCGATTTTCCTGTGCCTGCCATTCGTCGGCTTTGGTGATCCAAGTGCGGAAAGCGGCCTGCCAATCCTTAGATTTTCGGCCCTTGTCGGTCGCATGGTCGCGGAACTTGGCGACCTGAACGGCCAGCCAACCAGGTGGCCAGCGATCCACAATTTCCTGTGCGGCGGTGGTCAGCGCCGGCTCCCAATCATCGGGGAGGAGAACCATCCCAACGGATTTCCGAGTGCGAACCGGTTTGGGGATAGATGAGACGATAGTCTCATCTTGGGGAATTACCGGGGGGTTAGAATATATATCATTGGGGGGTGTCACGCGTGACGTCACGAGTGATGCGTCACGTGCAGCTTTATCCCTTTCCCGCTTCCGCTGTTGGCGTTCGGCGGCGGTCGGGTCGCGGCGCACTTCAAGGGCGCGCGCGACGTCAAGGATGTCTTGCGCGGACAATCCCTTTGCCACCAGAACTTCCAAGGCTGCGGCGGTGAGGCTCATAAGTTAGGAGCCTCCCGATCTTTCTTAGAACGATTGCAGCGACGACAGGCCACAGCCACATTCTCAAGAATGTTTTCCCCTCCCTTGCAGCGGGGTTTGATGTGGTCGATTTCAAACGGCGCATCGGTAGTGCCGCAATAGGTGCAGCAGTAGCCGTCACGGTCGAACGCCATCGCCCGCAGCTCCGCCCAAGGAATCCTGCGCGCCCTGATAGCTTCTTCCTCAAGCAGGGCCGCCTTGATGGCGTCGCCAAGCTCTTGGGAGCTTGCCCCATTTTCCACCATGGCGCGGAAGATGGCGGGATCGACGCTCACCCTATAGCGCTCCTGATATTCTCGAATGCCGGGTTACCGCGCAGCTTTTCAGCTTGGCGCAGGGCCGATACGATGGTGCTGTGGTCGCGGTGGAACAGGCGACCGATGGCGGGCGTCGACATTCCGCGCTGGCGCATGGCCTCCATGATCGCATAGCGGGTCCAGCAGATATGCCGGGTGCGGATTGGGCCGCGCAGATCGGCAATCGGGATGCCTGTGGCCTTGGAGGCGTTGTCGAGGGTGAAGATAGTCACTCGAACACCTCCCGATCCCAGCCGCCGCCCTTTGCTTTTGGACGGGCCTTCACAGCGATAAAACGAAATGGATATTGGTCTGCGGCGACCTTGATTTTTACGCGAGCGTCGTCGGTCCAGAAGCCCTTGACCTCATGGCATTCCATGGAGCCATCGGCCTGCATCACGGCATAATCTGGCGTGTAGAACGTGTTGTCAGCCAGGCGCAGTTTCAGGCCTTCGAAGCGATACCATGCTACCTCTCCGGACAGCATGGCAGGGCGCAAAATGGTGGCCTCATAAGAAGCTTCCGTCTTGTTCTGCGCGCCAACCTTGAGGCGGCCAAGAGCCTTGATGCTGCGGTTCACCGGCAGAACCTCCCCCGCGCGTCCCGCTTGATCGCGACCCTGCGCATGTCGCGCCTCCAAGCCTTGCGCACGATGTCGAAGGCGTGAGGGGTAAGGCACATGGCGCGGCGGAGGTGGAGTTCGGTCATTGCGCCACCCTCCAGCCACGACGGCGTAATTCACGCGCCATGGCTGCGGTTGAAAGATGCGCCAGAGAACGCCCATTCCAAGGTTGGGTGACGGTTATCTGTCGCGCCCTATGTGGAATGCGCTTTACATAGCCGCGCTCCTCCAGCGCTTTTATCAGCCGATCGATGGCACTCTTCGAACGAAGGCCAAGAGCCACCATCATCTCTTCAAATGATGGGGTTCCTTGCCCTGATTCCTCGCGGGTGATTAGATAGCGCAGGAGATCATCCTGCCGTACGGTCAGACCTGGAGTGCGGTGGGCGCTGCTTGCGGATTGCATGTCCATTATGCCACAGCTTTCAGTACGGCAGCGCGCTTGGTCAGTTCGGCGGCTTCGGTCGGGCCGATCTCGCGGCCGGCTTCGGATTCCGGATGATGCGCCTTGCCCTTGGTCGCGAGATAATCCCGGCAGGCCCCTTCGATCTCGTCATGGTCTATTTCTTCGGGTGCGCGGACGATCAGTTCGCCATCGGGAAGGACCAGCGACAGGATGTCATGGGGCAGAGCGTTGCCAGCCAGCAGCTTGAACAACGCAGTCGCTGGCATGACCGAAGGCTCCCGCTCGCCTCCGGGAAAGTAGGAGAGCAGCGTAGGCATAGGGATGCCGCTGTCATAGGACACGGCCTTCAAGGCTATGCCACGGCGGTCGATCTCGCGCCGCATGGCCAATTGGCGCTGGCGCACGATCATATCGACATCGGACAGGATGTTGCGGTGCGGCATGGCTAGATACCCTCGCTATGGAAATGGTCGGAAACATTGGCGCGAGCGGGGCCAGAGAGGGGGAAAGCGACCCCGCTCGCGCTGCCTTCGGTGCGACCCTCAGGCATGGGGATGAAAATGAGCTGTTCAAAGACCGTGCATCCCTCAACCTCGGTTATGAGGAAAGGTGTGGTGCCCAGACGATAGGGGAGGCTGCTTTGCGGGTTGTGCATGGGCTAGCTACTTTCCCCCGGCACAACACCAGCGAACTCAAGATCGCTGTGATTGCAGACCTTCCGGCCGCAGACCTTGCAGGAGGGCATTTCGTCCAGCCTGCCGATGCGGGAGTTGATCGCCAGACCGTTGGGGAGCGTGTGCGACCAGGGGCGGGATGTATTGTTGGGCGTGCTCATGCTGCGCGTTCCATCTCAGCAATCTTGCTGACCGCTCGCCCATAGGTCGCCATGGTGATCGACCCTCCCGCCTCAATCTCATCAAGGCGCTTTCCGTTGCCGAACAGGAGGCGCGAAAGTGTGGAACGGCTCTTGTTGGTTCGCTCTGCAAGCGCATTAATGCGCGCAACTAGTTTCTGAGTGTCGTCCATGAACGCACCATGTCTTTTTATACACGATTGGTCAAGTAGAATTAGACACTCACGCTGCGGCGCGTCGGTGTGTCAAAATATACACGTGATTGACCAAGCTGATATTCGCGCTCGGATTCGGAGACGTCTGGACGACCTGAGTTTGTCGGTGACCGGGACATGGCTCAAGGACCATGGAATCGGGCAAACGACCATTCGAAACTATCTAGCCGAAATGTCGCAATCGTTGACGGTAGAAACGGTTTCGAAACTAGCTGAGCCTCTCAAAACCTCTGAGCGATGGCTTCTCTTTGGGGACTCGCAGGCTGTCAATGAAGACGCGCTGCGCGAGATGGCTGAGTATGCCGCTGGCGAGATACAACCGGGGCTTTCGATCGCGCAGATAAGGAGTGCTGTTTCGTCAGCTCTGCGTGAACAGCTAGCGCTGCATCTATCTGTTGGCGAAGGCCATCATCTCGCGGACGGCCCGACCGCTCCCGGTGTAACCGCTCAATCTCCCTCTCCCACCACTGGAGACGGGCAGGCAGGATCGCGCAACTCATGAAGCATGTGCTGCATCCAACATCACATTGCGGCTCTTTAAGGGTCAACGCCATCCGTTCCGCCTCAGCGATTTGTTCTCTATTCGTTCTCTACGCGAATCATAGCGTGTAGGAAATCTCCTATCTGAGATTACGTGTGCATAACTTGCGACAGGGGGAGTAAGGTGCGGTATCTTATAAGTTTTTTTGCTGCGCTGGCATTAGTGGGATGCGACAAGGCTCCGCCTATGCAATATGTCCAGACTCCCGCGCCTACCGTTGATCCGAGCATTGGTTCGCGATTAACGGCAGTGGAAATGAAGGCGGAGGACTTGGAGACTCCGTGGCTCATGCTGCACCCCGACACCAAGGAATTCCAGTTCTATCGGGGTGAATTGCCCATAGCCTTCAGCTTTAAAGACATTGCCGCACATGCTGACGGTTCACGAATAACGCTAGATATCGGGAATCTCTCCTCGGCTTGGATTATGGATGCTGATCTCACCGTCAGCTGGGGAAAGGGCAAACTGACGCTCACCGAAGACCAGCGCGGCAATAAGCCGATTAAGGAGAAGCTCCCGCCTGGTCGTTGGACGTCAGTGGTTTTAGACCTCAGTGGGGTTAAGCCATCTGATTTCGGCCATATCCGGATTGAACGCGTCAATGTGAAGACAATTAGTTTGGTGGGCTGAAGCCCAGCCCTGACGGTCTATTGTAGGGTCGGGGAGTAGGGCGATGGATGAAAAGGAAAGGGGATTGATGAACGACGAAATCGAACCGCTAAGCCAGCGTGAGCGAAGTCTTTTCATTGGTCTGACAAACGCCAGTTTAGCTATATCAAACACATCTATTGGAATCCGCCGACTGGCCGTTGCACAATTAAACGCCTTGAAAGGTGATCCGTCAGGAGCGCTTCAGAGCATTGGAGATGCGGTCGGGTTTTTGGATAAAGCAGAAGAGGCAATGGATGCGCTAATGGCTATCCTTCAAGAAATTGGCGGGGGGGTCGATGGAGGTAAACAATGACGCTGTGGATGCGTTGATTGCCAAACTGATGGTGGTGAAAGGCGGGTCTCGCATCCCTCCGTTGCCTCCGTCTACGCCTCCTGCTAATGGTGGAGGCATGGAAGCGCGCATTGCCGTTCTTGAAGCTCATGTGGAGCATATCCGCACCGATCTGGCGAGGCTGGCGCCGCTGCCCATGGATGTTGCGGTCCTCAAGGAGAAGGTGGTGAACCTTCCCACTAAAATGTGGATGTTCAAGGCGCTTGCGGCAATGATCACCGCGTCCAGCGTAGTGACAGGTTTGATTATCCGCTTCCTGCCCGCCGCGCATTAAGACTAACCCACGCTACACCCCTGGATCCCGCCCTAACCAGGCGGGCATTTTTGTGTGTGGAAATGAGCGCCACGCTAAAAGTGTATTTTTGTACATTTCTTAGTTGACGTGTATAAAAAGACACGGCATAACACCTCCATCAGCCGGATTGCTCCCAAGCATCCCGGCACAGCCGGAAAGGCATGGAGGAAGTAAGATGGACAGCAGCCGCTACGCTGATTTGATGAAGCAGGGCTTCATGAAAGGCCCGAAGGTCAAGAAGACCGCTCAAGTCAGTGATGCGCAGTTCCGCGAAAACATTCGCCAGGACGTGCTCCGCCGCAATCGCCTCATGTTTGGCGAAGAATAATCCCCGCCGCCTGACCTCTTCTCCGCGCTGGTCCTTACCAGCTCGGCCATGAGGAATTCAGTCTCCAAGGAGAACCAGCGTGGATAACGCTCTCACAGATTTGAAGCAGGGGCCGGAACGCGGCATTAGGGTCGGCAAAAGCTGGCCGCGCCCGACGACGCCCTGCAACTTGATCCCGCGCTGGGAAGGCGAGTTTTGCAGCCACGCGGATTGGGTCAACTTCGCCAGCAAGCGCCTTACTGTCGCCTATGACAGCAATGGCGCTGACTTGAAGGCGATCTGCGTCGACACGCTTGGCCGCCGCTGCGCCAATGGTAGAGACTTTCAGCGCGCTCATGACGACGGGACCTTCCCGGTCCGCTATTTCTGGGACTGCGAGCCTGCTTCTGAAGCCGGAGCCGCAGCATGAGAACCCTCACCCATAAAGCCGCAAGCCGCACCGACTGGCTGCTTTCCACCGAGCAGGGGCATTACGCCCTGACGCTGGTTATCGCGTTCCTGATGCCTTGGGCGATGTTATCATGAGCCTTTACGCCGAACGCGCCTATGGATGCGCCGACAATCCGACACCTGATCATTGCGCTCATATCGCAACGCGGGACGATCGCGAAGAACTGGCCCGCAAGGAAGAGATCGGAAAGCGGCTGTCACAGTGCAACCGAGAAATAGCCCGTTTCACGCACATCAGCCAAGCACTTCCCAGGAGCGAGGTTCCACAATTCCAGCGCTCTTTGGATGCGCTGTTGAGCCGCCAGAAGCTGGAGCGGCAACTGAGGGAGATCGACTGATGCAGTTCGAACGCCACAGTGAGAGCTTTGAAACGGATCCGATTCCGACGCTTCGCCGTCTTTGGTCTGATCCGGCATTCCGCGCCGAGCAGGAAGCCGAGCGCGCCCGGAAGCAGGCAGAACTGAACGCCCGGATCGACGCTTCGATGCGCAGGGCTTGGGAACGCCAGCATGGGATTACGTCATGAGCGACACCCCAGACCTCTTATGGATCATCGCCGCTCATGAGGCGGGCGCGCTCGATCCAGACCCGTTTTACGAGGAGCAAGAGCAATGAGCGAAGTCTATAAGGCCATCGCTGCGGTTACAGCCCATATGGCGAAGGAAGGCATTTCCAAGGATCGCCGCAACCAGCAGCAGGGCTACAACTTTCGCGGCATCGATGATGTGTACAACGCGGTTGGCAAGGTGATTGCCGAGAACCAACTCGTCATCATTCCCCGCGTCGTCAAGATGGACCGCGAAGAGCGCCAAACGGCCAAGGGCGGCTTCCTGATGTATACCGTTCTAACCGTCGAATTCGACCTGGTATCTGCCAAGGACGGCTCCAAGGCGATGGCCTGCACCATCGGGGAAGCGATGGACAGCGGCGACAAGAGTGCGAACAAGGCGCAGTCCGCCGCGCTCAAATACGCGACGATGCAGATTTTCATGATCCCGACCGAAGGCGATAACGACGCCGATGCGGTGACGCATGAAGTTAAGGGCGGGAAGTCCGCACCGGCCAAGATTGAGCGTGTGACGCCAGAGCAGGAATTGATGCTGGAGGACAAAATGCGCGAGGCGGGCGTCGATCCCGTGAAATTCCTCGCACCCTCCGATGTGAGCAGTGCTGCCGACCTTCCCGCCGCTCATTTCGCCGCCGCGATGAAGTCGCTGAACGACCGGATCGCCAAGGCCAATCGGTCGCAAGGCGGGCCGCAGCGTAACCCGCAGCGCAGCGAAGAACTGGCTGACGAAATTCCGTACTGAAAGGACCGGCTATGACCATGTATCTATCGAGCAAGGGGCCGGTCGCTATCGCCACCATGCCCTTCCCACATGCCGCCAACGCGCTGAAAAAGCTAAACCGGGAAAGCCCTGAGCGTATCGAAGAGATCAAGGCGCTTACCGAGCATATCGCCAAGCTGGAGGCAGCGGGTGATGACAATTCCCGCGCAGTGATAGGAGATAACCAGCCTCCCGAAGAGCCGATCGTGAAAGTGTCAGGCCGGAAGGCAATCGACGCCCATGTCTCCGATCTTCTTACTGAGGCAACCAATTGGGCTGATGGCGTTGCGGTCGAAACCGCTGGACAAGCTGCGGAGGTAGGTAAGCTTCACCGCTCTCTGCAACAGGCCGCCGAACTAGTGAAGGATAACGCGGCGACCGAGAAAAAGCCGCACAACGACGCTATCGCCGAAATCCAGGCATGGAATAATCGCTATGTCGCCAAGGGCCTCAAGGGCACCCCGGACGGAAGTCTGACGAAAGCCATTGCTGCCACAGGTCGCCTATCCACGGCGTGGCTGACGAAACAGGAAGAGGAGCGGAGCGCGCGGGAGAAAGCCGCCGCCGACGCCGCTCTAGCCGCTGCCAAAGAGGCGGTCGCTCTTCGGGAAGAAGCGAAGGAAACCACTGACCTTGCGGTCATGGATCGCGCTGAGGATGCCCTTGCCGACGCAAAGGCGCTCCTGCGTGAGGCTGATGGCGTTGCGAAGGAAAAGGTTCGTGTCGATGCAGGGCAGGGCATTCGTGCTGTTGGCCTGCGCTCGGTCTGGCACGCTGAACTGGTCGAAGGCCCAAATAGCTGGGCACTGGCATACGGCCACTACAAGCAGAACTCGGCCTTCATGGACGAGTTTCACGCACTGATCCAGCGCTGGGCTGATCGTGACGCCCGCATTGAAGCGCATCGCCTTGCGGGCGTTCCTGGCTTTCATTTCCGCGAAGAGAAGGTGGCAGCATAATGGCCGGTTCGGTTTGCAAGGTGATCATCGTCGGGAATCTCGGCGCTGATCCGGAAATCAAGTCATTCCAGAATGGCGGGCGCATCTGCAACATGCGGATTGCCACTTCGGAAAGCTGGAAGGATCGCAATTCGGGTGAGCGCAAGGAGCGTACCGAATGGCATAGCGTGGTCATCACCGGAGACGGGTTGATCGGCGTTGCTGAACGGTTCCTTCGCAAGGGCTCGAAGGTCTATGTTGAAGGAACCTTGCGCACCCGCAAGTGGCAGGATCAGAGCGGTAACGACCGTTATAGCACTGAGGTCGTGCTGAGCGGCCCCGGTTCGGTGCTAACGATGCTCGACGGCGCACCCGGTGGCGGTGATCAACGGGGCGAGAAGCGCAAACCCTACGGGTCGGGCGATGAGGGATATATTCCTGGCTTCGATGACGCTGACGATGATTTCGTGCCGGGGTTCGACTGATGCTCCCGCGCCGGATTCCGAAACCCGCCAAGCGCTCCACCCGGTGGCGTTCGCAAGCGCATTGCACGTTCGTTCGTCAGCACGCTTGCTGTGCCTGTGGCTCCACCGCCGCGATCGAGGTTGCTCATGTGCGGATCGGGACCGGCGCAGGCATGGGCCAAAAGCCGCACGACTACTGGACTATTTCTCTGTGCCATGAATGCCATTCGACCCAGCACCGCTTGGGGGAAACAACATTCGAGCGGATGCACAGCATCAACATGAAGGCGCTCGCGGAAGAGTTTGCCAAGGCATCCCCGCGCCGCGTCGAAATCATGGAGGCAAAGCGCCATGTCTGAAGGCCAGACCGTCATCCTCACCAGTGATTATCGCCGCCAGCAGGCGCACCGATTGATTGAAAAGGTGCCGAACGGCGCTGTTCTGAGCATCCGGCCTGCTCGCCGCACCAACGACCAGAACGCGCTGATGTGGGCGATGCTTTCGCAGATCAGTCGCGCGCGTCCTGAAGGCCGGGAGCTTACGCCCGATGTGTGGAAGGCGCTGTTTATGCACAGCCTGGATCACACGCAGCGTTTTGAAATGGCGCTGGACGGCAAGGGAATGGTGCCGGTGGGTTTCCGCTCGTCGCGCCTCACCAAGGCGCAGTTCAGCGATTTGATCGAAGTCATCCATGAGTACGCGGCTCGTCACGGCATTCCGCTGACCGACGAAACCAGCGCCGCAGCATAAGGGAGCAACACACCATGTTCTGGAAGAAGAAAGAGACGGTCAGTAGGGCGGAATATGACGCCGCTCTGATCAAAATTTCGTCGCTGCAAGCGGACGTTGCCGGCCAGACAGACGCCTGTAAATCACTTGCTCGCAGACTGGCAGTTGTAACTGAGCAACGCAACTCCGCCCGCGCCGAAGCAGAAGCCAACAAGGTGGATGCGGAAGAACTGGAGCAGTGGCGCAAATATGGACAGATGCGCGATCCGGCTACCGGACGGCTGATCCCGCGCGTGAAAGCGGAGGTGGCGTGATGGACAGGACATACGAAGGCATCGTCAAGGACATTTGCCACAAGTGCGACGAGGACGTTGCAGGAGCGATCAGCCGAAACATGCAGCTAGTCGATGGCGCTCATGAGATGGCTCAGGTTGCTTTCATGGGCGCGGCATCAGCGCTGGGCGCAGCAGGCGGGGCGTTCCTAGCGTTGCAGGAGGCGACCGGCGGAACCTCGACCAGCGATGAAGTCGCAGATGGCCTTTGGTTGCTGCTCAAGCCCATGGTGGTCCGCTCCGTCACCCGCAAGCGCGCCGTCGCCTAACCAATTTCCACAGGGAACGGGGTGTCAGCCGAACAAGCGGCCCCGGACATTTTGATGCCGAACCATGTCATCAACGAGCTGATCTTCCGCAACGTCGATGCCGAACAGCAGGACGCTATCGTCGCAGCCACCTGTGATGCGGAGGGCGATGTGGACTTTTCCATTCTGGTCCCGGCCCCCCTCAATATGTGGAACGGCAACACCGGACGCGAGCATAAGCAGGCGTTTGGCAGGACCGGCCTCGATTGGAGCCGGGTGAATTGGGGCACCAAGTGGAATGCCTATTCGCACCAAGCTACTGAGCGCACCGCTGACACGCTGATCCTGCGGTTCGAAACAGCATGGGCGCCACCTTATCCGTGGCTCGCAGCCGTCCTTAACAAGCTATCTCTGTCTTTTGCGCACAACTGGCTGGACGAAGGGGCAACGCGGGGCAGGGCTGGATCATTCTCGATCGAAGAAAAGTGGGGACCGGAGTGGAAGGAAGCCGATGCGGACGATGCACTTCACCGCCACCTGCACAAGCTGCATTGGGGCGTAGATCAGTTCGAGGATGAAGAGGCATGACCCCCGCGCCCCGCAGCACCGCCGCCCGCTACCGCCCGGCCTGGCGCACGCCGGCCGGAGAGGCACGCACCGTCAAGAATGTAGGCGACGTCGAGATGACGGCGCGCGGGTTCGAGCGGCTGACGGCTGATGGCTTCAAGAGGATTGGATGACCATGACCCACCCCCATGAAGGACTTCAAGAGCGGGCGCTGAGAGAGGCGCTGGAACGTACCCGTCCTTATGTCGTCAATGTAGTCGAGGCACACGGTCATTTGACAAACAAGCGCGACCTTGAAGCAATCGACCGTGCTTTGTCCACACCCCCCGTCCAGGATCAGGGGCTACGGGATGCGCTGTCTGTCACAGACTGGCTTGCCGTGGCGAAGCTGGCTGGCGAGAACGGTATCCGCTATCGGACCAACGCGGCGCTTGAACGGTTCCTTTCCGCGCTGTCCCCACACTTATCCTCAACTCTCCCCCAGCAAGCAGCGACCGACTGGTTTAAAGGCGATGAAGATAGCGAAGGCAATCCGCTACTTACGGTTCGCGCTGATGAACTTGAGGGCCTTCGAGACGCTGTTAAATCAGCGCAAGCCTTAGCCTTATGCTGCATGGCTTCTGGGAGTTACTCCCATGAAGAAATTCAGGAGATGGCCCGCGATACAAAACCTCGCTTCGACGCCGCCCTCTCCACCCCCACATCCCAGCCACCCGCAGCAGAAACGAGGCCGGCAGGTGACGGCCTCGACCACCTCACAGACGACCAGTGGCAGGACATGCTTGACGCCGGGCAAGAGGCGCTTTGTCAGATACGCAGCATCACCTACTTCGATGACGAAGAGCAGGAGGCGATATTCCGTGCAATGTTCGCCGCCCTCACGCAACCCGAACCCACAGCCCAGCAAGCGACTGACGAAGGGGAAGCGCTTCAATCTATCCGCCGCGTTCTGGTTGGCATCGAAGGCAACCCGAAAGGCGATGTGCTCGACCGTGAGGCCGCAGCCGTTGCGATGAAGCTGATCGACGCCATCGGAAAAGCAGGATGATTGCCATGACGAACGAGCAAATCGAAGCGGCCCGCGCCGAAACCGAACGCCTGTGCCATGAACTGGACATCGCCAACGCTGACCATGTTGCGCTCTGGCTCGAAACGAACATGCCCGGCGCGTCTCTCGCTTGGCTCGCCTGTCACATTGTTGACGCGCATGAAGCAGCCCTGTCAGCCCAGCAAGCAGCGGGGGAGGCAGAGGCGGTGGTAACGGTCGAAGCGGTTTGCTCAAATCGGCCGCGCCCTACCGTGGCAAGGTCCGGGAAGCATGGCGGCGGCCAATGGTGGGCACGGGATGTTTGGCATATCGCAGCGGCGGAAAACAAGACGCTTTGCGGGCTGGATCGCTCGGATTGGCTGACCATTGGGCAGACTAAATTAAACTCGGACTGCTGCAAGCGTTGCTCGCGCCTCTACGCCACCCCACAGCCGACAGAGACGCAGCGGATCGTTGCGTGGCTGCGGTCTGCCAGTCAGGCGGCGCGGGACCATCACGCCGAAGTCTGCCGCCATGAGGATGATGAAATTCTCGATGCGATCATCACGCGCATGGAAACCTATGCGTTCGCCGCCGATCAGATTGAGCGAGGTGTCCATCTTCCCAGCAGCGAGCATCTAGCGGGAGAGAGCAAGTGAGCCACAGCCTACGACGCACCAGCCCAAAGGGCGGACCCTTCACCGGCACCTGCACAAAATGCGGACGCGAAGGTATCGCCCTTGCTGACATGCATGGCGGCTGCCCGAACCCGGCGAACCTGTCCGATGGTGACGCACTTATGATCGCCATTCGCGATGCAGCGGGAGAGAGCCATGGCTAAGCGCAAGACACCCTATGAGGTCCGCTCCGAAGCCGCCGAAATTTGCGACAGTTGGGCAGATGAGCGCCGCAGATGTGGGGACGAGGAAGGGGCTGAAGTTATGTTAGAAGCCGCTCTCGAAATTCGCAGGATCGTCCTGACCAAGGCATCAGGAGAGGGGGATAAGGCATGAGCGAGGAACTGGAAAGCTGCCCTTCATGCGGCGCGCTGCCATGCGATTGGGTGGATAATCCGCACGCCTCGTCACCCCCATCCCTGCATCGTGAGCCGATAGAGGCTGACCGGGAGGCGGCGGCGGAAGTGTTCGCGAAGCAGTTTGGCAAAGAGGCCGGCGGCGTTTTTGCGATCCGAACGGGCGAAAGGGATGATCACTATCTCGTCCAAGCCTTCATGCGCCACCGCCTTGCGTTCTCCACGCCAGCAGCAAGCGATGCGGAGGACCGCAAATGACTACCACCACTGAGCCGCTGACCATCGAAGAATTAAACCGCCGTTTCTCGTACGATCCAGAGACGGGCGCTATCACGCGGAATATCCGAATGGGTGGCTATCCTGCCGGTTCTGTGGCTGGATGCGCTCAGCGGGACTATTACTACGTCTCTGTAGACCATAGGAGGATTTCTGCTCACCGGATGGCCTGGGCGCTCCATTATGGGGCATGGCCCAAGCTGACGATCGACCACATCAACAACGATCGCTTCGACAACCGGATTGCCAACCTTCGCCTCGCCACCGTCGCTGAGAATGTCCGCAACCGCCCACGGTGCGCCAATAACACCAGCGGATATAAGGGCGTTAGGTTCGACAAGAGAACTGGACGCTACATCGTGGCCATCACGGTGAACAAGGTCACCCACCAGCTTGGTACGTTTGCAACCGCAGATAACGCCGTGGCCGCATATGAAGATGCGGCCAAGCGCTTTCATGGTGAATTTACGAACACCAGCGACCGCGACACTCTAAGCCGAGAGGACGAACTGTTGGCGTGCCTCAGGTGGGCGCTGCCACTCGCTGAGCGAGCCGTGGATGATCAGCGGCTAGAGCGCATCCGCTACGGTCATAGCGACATCACCGGCACCTACAAGAATGGCGTAACTTGGGCTGGCATCCATCAGAGTGAGGTGGACGATATTGAGCGCGCGCGGGCGGCTGTTCGCGGCTGCATCACAGCCCGCGCCCTTCCTCTACCCAAGGCCGGGGAGACGGAAACAGCGTTCGAGATCTGGGAAGATGACCTGATGGTCGCCAGCGCCAGTACCGAGGCAGAGGGGCGGCATTATTTCGCGGTATATTCGCAGGATGGGCCGGTCAAACTGGTCCGCGCTGAAACCGTGCGGCAGGTGATCGCCACCCCTTCAACCGAAGGGCGCAAGGGGGAGGATCAGGCAGATGGGTGAGTGCAAATCCTGCCGCTTCTATCTGAAGCACGAGCCGCAGCACGTCTATGGCGACTGCCGGAGACTGCCGCCGCAGTTCGGCTTCTATGCCAACATCTATGAGCCGGATAGCTACGGCAGCAAGCGGACGCGCATCGATATTACCCGCGAGCGGGGCGGCGTCTGGCCGAACATCCATGAGGATGAATGGTGCGGAGAATATCAGCCCAAGGAGGCGACCGATGGCGAGTGAGACGGTAACGCAGGCGGATCGAGAAGCGGCTGCCGAGTTCGCCGAAAGCATCGCAACGCGCAGCAAATCCGAGCGGGCGGAAATCTTGCGAGGGGACGCTGACCTTGATTGTTACGTCCAGGCCTTCGCCGCCCACCGGACCGCTGCTGTGGCTGAACTGGTGGAGGTGCTGGACCGATACAGCAAGCATGATGGCCTGTGCGCCCGCGTCGGGGGCTATGGCTACTGCAACTGCGGCCTGGAAGATGCCATCTCCCGCCATCAGGCAGGACTAGGGAAGGGGGAGGGCGGCTGATGGGCATGGTCTTCACCGAAATCCTCGCCAAGATCGACCGCGCCGCCGTGAATGGGCAGCGGCTGCACCTCGATATCGAACACGTCCGAGCGCTGGCCACGTCTCCGGTGTATGCATCTATCGCCGAGATGAAGGCCAAGGAGTTTGCAGATCTATGGGAAAAGGAACCGGAGCAGGAGGCGACAGGCCGCCGCGCATCCAACTCGGGGAGTTCTGGCTCGAACCCCGCAACGAGCGCGGAGAGTGGGTCATCGCCTGGTACGATGCTGACGCTCGTACACGTCGCCGCCGAAAGACAGGCGTCCGCTACAGCGGAGAAGATCGCCCGCCTCTCGAAGCGCAAGAGGCGCTAGCCGACCACTTCGCCGCGCATTCGCGGCCGACCGAGCCGGTAGCGATCAAGGACATGGCCGTCGCCACGCTCATCGATATCTGGCTGACCGACCATGTTGCCACGAAGACCGAGGCGCCGATTCGCTACACAACTTCGGTGAAGCACATCCTCCGCTTCTTCGAGCAGGAGCGGAAGCTGGGCCGGGTGGCCTCGTCCGTCATGGTATCGGACGTCAACAAGAAGCTGGTCGATCGCTTCATCAAGTTTCGCAAGGCCGAGGGCGTCGGCGGCTGGACGATCAATCGCGATCTCAAGGCCCTGCGCGGCGCGCTTAATCATGGCTGGAAGAACGAGCTGATCGAATCGGCCCCATTCGTCCATGACGTCGAGGCGCGCGACAAGGCGAAGCCCCGCGATCTCGTCTATACGCCGGAGCGCGTTGCGGCGCTGCTAGAGGCGGCGGCAAGTCGGGAGGATCGCAAGCACCTGTTGCTCTATATCATGATCGCGCTCAGCACCTGCGGCCGGTCATGGGCAATCCTCGATCTCGATAGCTCGCAGATCCGTGACGGCCGCATCCACTTCCTGGCCGACGATCGCAGCCAGACCAAGAAGCGCCGCTCGATCGTGCCGATCGCGCCGACGCTGGCGCCGTGGCTGGAGGGGATCAAGGGCAAGGTGATCGTGTCGCGCAAACCCAAGGCCGAGCGCAATTGGGCTGACCCGGCCGTCCCGGAGTTTTTCGAATACCCCTGCTACGACCTGGGCGATTCGTTCGAGAAGTGTCTGATCGAAGCCGGTATCTGCCGCGAGGTCTTCGACGAGGAGGGTAATCAGGTTTTCCTGCCGGCCCGCCCCAAGCTGCGCGAGACCGAGCCACGCCCGAAGCTCAAGGGGCTGGGGACGCCGAACACGCTGCGGCACACCGCCATCACGGAAATGCATCGTCGCGGCGTGCCCGAGGCGCAGATCGATGCCGCCGCCGGTCACGTCGGCGAAGGCACCGGAAAGCGCAATTACAGGCACGTCAGGCCCGACTATCTGGCAGAGTTCATCGCGGGCGTGGAAGCCTATTGGGCCGAGATTTCACGCTACACCGATGTGCACCTGCGGTCCCACGGCGGTCCCAAAATCGCTTCAATCGCTACCGCTCGGGCCAAGGCCCGGACCAAAACAAAGGAATAA